TTATCTATTTTTTTTTCAATTTTATTAAATAAAAAATTGATTGATTATGAAAAATATATAACAAATGAATATAAAGACAATAGATTATTATTAATAAGTAATTAAATCGTTTAAAAATGGATTTGAAGCAGCGTAAATTGAATAAATCTGAATGGGAATCGATTGAACGACCAGTTTCTGAATCAGAATTGGCTGTTTTAAATCTCATCACAAAAGGTTATCATGATGTAAATATTAGAATAAATAATAATAATTCTATCTTTACATTTTTAAAGATAGAATTTTCAGAAAAAATGGAAGATTGTATTTATAATCGATATTTGCGTAAAAGAGCCGATGGAGTTGAGAACTCTTTACTAGAAATTGATCCATCATATAAACCAATGAAAATCGACGCAAATATTAAACCAAATTCAAGTGACAGAGTTCGGTTGGAACGTTTTGACGATGAAACAATTAAAAATAATGATATTTACGAAAATCTCTTATTGAGTTATTTAGAAAAATTAATTGCTAGTAAAAAAACAAATAATAATAAATTATTCCATTATTGTTATTATACACTTTATAAATTTATTAGAAATAATATCATTCGTTTGAATAGACACATAAAAAATTTGACTAATATTGTTTTAGATAAATTTGCGGATGAAATAGATAAATTAATTGTTATTGAAAATGCTGTGGATTTTATTGAGAAGAATGACAGTTTACTGAAGTACAACGATTTGGTTCTTTACGAACATCAAAAAGAAATATTTGTGACAATCAGAACTCCAAGACCAAAATTGATCTTATATATGGCACCTACTGGAACTGGAAAGACAATGACACCAATTGCGCTTTCGGAAGAAAAAAGGGTAATATTCGTTTGTGCCGCAAGACATGTTGGATTAGCTTTAGCCAGAGCAGCTATTTCAGTTAATAAAAAGATTGCTTTTGCGTTTGGCTGTTCTAGTGCGGACGATATAAGATTACATTATTTCGCAGCTAAAGAATTTACGAAAAATAAGCGAACTGGTGGAATTGGAAAAGTCGATAACTCCGTTGGCGATAATGTAGAGATAATAATATGTGATATTAGATCCTATTTGCCTGCTATGTACTATATGTTAGCATTCTTTCCAGCAAAAGATATAATTACATATTGGGATGAGCCAACTATTACGATGGATTATGACTCACACGAATTTCATAAGACAATTAGAAAGAATTGGAAGGAAAATATTATTCCAACAGTTGTTCTATCTTCTGCTACTTTACCAAAGGAAACGGAACTTACTGAAACCATTCCCGATTTCTTGAATAAATTTCCTGGAGCTGAAATCTGTAATATTGTAAGTCATGATTGTAAAAAATCAATTCCTATTGTAAATAAAGATGGTTATGTAGTATTACCTCATTATTTGAGTAATAACTATGATGAAATGTTGAAAATAGCGACTCATTGTAAAAATTATTTGACTTTATTAAGATATTTTGATTTAAAAGAAGTAGTTGAATTTATAACCTTTATAAATAGAAATAATTATGCTAATAATAGAATGCATATTGACAGACATTTTGAAGATTTAGATTCAATCAATATGAAAAATATTAAAATTTATTATGTAGAAATGTTGAAAAATATTAATGCTGCGAACTGGCCTGTAATTTACGGATATTTTGAAAAAAAACGCGCACCGAGAATTCTGGAAAATAATACTGTTGATACAAAAGGCAATAAAATTCAAAAAATTCGCAGCGTAGGTCCTGGTATAAATTCAAATCCGTCGAATAGTTTATTGGGTGCCCCTATTTCGAGATTAGCTTCCGAGCAGATCACTAGTACTAGTTCTAGGGTTGCTGAACCTCTAGTACAAGGAACGTCAGGTGTTTATGTAACGACCAAGGATTGTTATACATTAACAGATGGACCTACTATATTTATTTCAAATGATATTGAAAAAATAGCTAAATTTTGTGTCCAGCAAGCAAATATCCCAAATTCCGTTATGGAGGATTTGATGAAGAAGATTGAATATAATAATATCATCAATAATCAGATTGACGAAATTGAAGTTGAATTAGAAGCTATTAAAGAGGGCATTGAAGCAAAGGTAAAAAATTCAGTAAATAGTTTTCATAGCGGTCAGCGTGTTCTTGGTAGAAATAAGTCAAATAAAGATCCTAAAAAATTAAGTAAAGATATTCCAGAAGAATTACAAAATAAAGGTGCTATTAGTAAAATGACTGAAAAAATGAATGCCTTAAGAGCATTGATTAAACGAGCTTCTCTAAACGATACGTTTGTTCCGAATAAGAAAAACCATTTGGAAAAATGGGCTCCCGACGTAAATATTTCAAACGCATTTACAAGTTCAATTGACGAACAAGTTGTGTGCGATATTATGGCACTTAATAAAGTTGATAATTTGTGGAAGGTTCTTCTTATGATGGGAATTGGTGTGTTTATTAATCATGAGAACATTGCTTATACAGAAATTATGAAGAAGCTTGCGGATGAACAAAAACTCTATATGATTATAGCGTCAAGTGATTATATTTATGGAACGAATTATCAGTTTTGTCATGGTTTCTTGAGTAAAGATTTAGATTTAACGCAAGAAAAAGTGATTCAAGCAATGGGGCGTATTGGTAGAAATAATATTCAGCAAACATATACAGTGAGATTTAGAGATGATACGCAAATTGCTAAGTTATTTACATCTGAAACGGAAAAACCTGAAGTCAGAAATATGAATAAGTTATTTAATAGTCGCAATGTAATTTATGAAAACGGTGAATATACAGAAGTCCCGGATGAATATGATGATAAAGAATTAGATGAATATGCTGATGAAGAGTTTGACCCTTATGATGGGAATGAAGAACAACATGTGGTGGAAAGAGATGAAGAAGATGATGCTTAAATAAATATTTTACTTATATAGTTGCTTGTTAACTTATATAGTTGCTTGTTAGTTTTACATATTTTTTATATGTAAACGCGTATATACATATATATATTTATGTGTATAGACATATATAATGGAAACATACAAAACACTAATTGAAACATCATTTCAAAATGCTGAAAATAATATTTCAAAAATTACAGATGAAATTATTAATATGGAAGGTATGAGTGGAATAAAAACAAGACATTTTTATAATAATTTACTAAACACAGAAGACGCAAGGTATTTAGAGATAGGAACTTGGAAAGGCAGTTCTGTATGTTCTGCTATGTATGGAAATAAAGCACAAGTGGTATGTATAGATAATTGGTCCGAATTTGGATTTCCTAAATATGAATTTTTAGCAAATTTTGAAAAATTTAAAGGAGAAAATGACGCAACTTTTATTGAGAATGATTGTTATAAAGTAGATGTTTCAACATTACCAAAATTTAATATTTATATGTATGATGGAAATCATACGGACGAAAGTCATTATAAGGCATTATTACATTTTTATAATTGTCTAGATGATATATTTATTTTTATAGTAGATGATTGGAATTGTAAAGATGTTAGATATGGAACACTTGAAGCAATCAACAATTTAAATTTAAAAGTATTATATAAAAAAGAACTTAGGTTAACTTGGGATAATTCACACACTCCTAACCCACAAGCAAGAGATACTTGGTGGAATGGAATATATATTGCTATTTTACAAAAATAATTATACTTTATTTTTTATCGAACGGATAATTTTATGGTGTGAATTATATTTTTCTACATTAGAACCTCTTAAATCATATTTATTATTATTTTTAAATGTATAATGAACACTGTGAGAATTATGATTGTATATAAAATCTAAATATGTAAAACGTTTATAATTAGATGTATATGTTGATGAAGAAATTGAACCTTATGATGGTAATGAAGATCCACTTGTGGTAGAAAGAGATGCGGAAGACGATGCTTAAATAAAATAAAATAATAAATATTAAAAATTAAATATTACATATATAATATTTATATGACAAATATATATCTTTTATTAAGTAGTTTACTTGTGTTGTTACCATTATCATTTTTTTACTTAAAAACGAATAAAAATAATTATGAATATATTTTGGCTAATTTATTAATAATCAATATGATCTTATCATTACTATTTTGGTCTAATCCAATTAAAAAAGGATTAATACATAAAATAGATGCATTTTTTGCGAGAGTTTCTCTTATTTGTTTTACATTATATATTGTTTTTTTTAAAAAAATTAGTATTTTATGTAAGATGTGTTTTTTAATTTTATTTTTAATAGGAATATTCATGTTTTTATGTGGTGATAAAGAGTCTTCTAAAAATTGGTGTTCTAAAAATCACATAAATTATCATATGTGTTTTCATTTTTTTGCATATTTGGCTGCGTCTTATGCGTTTATTTAGTTATGATAAGCTTTACAAAAAGTGTAATAAAAAATTTAGAAATTATACTTTATTTTTTTATTGAACGGATAATTTTGCTCCTATTTCCTTATAATAATAATTATTATATGGAATATTGTTTTGTAAAGATTTATGTAATGTTTTATCGCTCATTTTTAGTTCTCTGATACAATCATATTTACATCCAAATTCTTTAACTAAATTATTATTTACATCATACTGACCTACACCATTTTTATATAATTTTGGCTGACCGTATTTTTCTTCAAAAATTTGAATTAAATTTTGTTCACACTTATCATATAGCGTATAGTAATTTCCATTTGTTATTGTGTTATTTTTTACTGGATTATCTAAGGCTGATGAGTTTTGATAGCCATTTAATTCGGCTGCTGTTTTTCTGTCTAAATATACATTTAATATTTCTGATTTATCGGCGTTTAATTTGGCGATGTATCCTAAATTTTGGACTTTGGTTTGTTTTGTTGGTTGGATTGAATGAATTATATTTGGGTCTAAATTTCTCTCAACTAATAACCACCGAAATCCACAGTAAATAGTATTTTCTTCAACAGCTTTTGTTATACTTGGTCGTTTGAGGTGTTTATCTTCATTCATTGCTTCAGTGACCGATTCATATATTTTTACTAATTGTAATGTTTCTGGGTTAATTTTTTGTAATCTTGGACCCAAATGAGGCATTTGTTGATTAAAGCCAGTTACAACTTTGGTTTCTTGTGCGTTCAGTTTGTTTAGAATTTGTTGATTTGATTTTTTTAGGTCAAATATTTCATTTGATAATTGTTTTATCATTTCTTTTAATTCGGATACTTCATCATTATTTATTTCTTGTATATTGTTTTGGTTTGAATTTAGTTTTTCTTTTAATAATTGATTTTCAAGTAAAAGTTCACTAACTCTATAATTATAATTATTAATGTTGTCCTCAATAATTTTTAATAACATTTGATATGTTAAATTTTTACCAATTAAAAATAACTCATTTTCTTTTTCATGTTTTTCTAATGTCTTGCATTTATTTGGATAAACTAGATTATGATTATGTAAAAATCCCTCAAAATCTTTACTTTTATCAACTAAAAAACAATTTAATAATATACACTCATCATAATTTGTTTTATGTTCATTGTATCTATATGTAATTCCTTTATCACTATATCCAATTTTTACAATATATTCTCCATTTTCAAAAGTTTTAACTTTTATAATATAAATTAAAGAACATTTATATGAAAATTTTTCTAATAATGTTTTTTCATTTTGTTTAATAATTTTTTCTTCTGTTTCTTTATTTTTATTTTCTTCTAATAACAGCATTTCAAACTTTTGTTTTTCTAATTGTTTTTGTAAATCATAAACTCCATTCAATCTAATTTCTTTAATAACTTCGCAAACCCAATTTTGAAATGTTTCAGCTATTGGTTTTCTAGATTTAAATAAAATTTTATATAAACCTTTTTCAGTAAGAAATGTTACTTGTTTAGGTCCAGTAGACGTGTCAATAGTATTTACATGTCTTTCTGTATCATCAAAATTTACTATATGTGCTCTAATATTAGACATTTCTAAAATTTCACCAATGTCACTAGCTTTAAATAATGGTTCTTCATATGTTCCTTTTATTACAATTTCAGTATGTAAATTATTTTCGTTAAAAGCTTTAACTATTTCCATTAGACTTGTATATTCACTATTTACAAGTCTTTAAGTTATTTTTATATTAAAATATAATTATTGGTTCTCCGAATTGCGAAGCGATTATTTGTTCCTGAAATTTCATGAGCAAAAGGACGTAAATACTATTGACACTTTTACTTATTTAATTAAAAACTTGCTTTACTTGTCGGGAAAGCAAGTTTTTGCTTAACCGTTGGGTTGAGCAAATATGTTTTTTGCTTTTAATATTAAAAATCAATAAGGGCGTCCATAGTATGGACATCGTTTAATATTAAAATATATAAATAAAAACCACACGATATAAGGTGTTTAATTGGAGTAAGCCAAACCACCCATACCACTCATAATTCTCAACACGTTATAGTTGGTGGCATAGACACGAACCTTAGCAGTCTTGGTTCCCTCAACAGTTGCGTTAGACAAGACCAATTGAAGTGTGGCGTTATCAATTCTGGAGAAGTTGCATGTCCCGCTTGGTTGGTGTTCCTCTGGGCGAAGAGCGAAAGAGTAAACGTTAATACCTTCATCAGGGTTGCGAGTGTGAGCTTGGTATGGTTGGACCCAAGAGAAGTAGGTTCCTTCACGCTCAGAGAAGCGATCTTGTCCGTTCAATTGGAGCTTAGCAGTGACGACAGGATTCATACCCCAGCAGTGCATATCCAAAGAGGTTTCAGACAACACGAATGTACCAGCATCAGAAACTCCAGAGTTTTCAAGGTGAGGAGAAGTAGTTCCGGATGAAAGAGCAGCAATTTCTTCAGCAGTAAGACCAGTTGTATTCAAAGGAACTTGTTGTCCACCAAAGTTCACTTCATTATATGGGTTACCAGGTCCATGCCAGTATCCAGTAGGACTGACATCAACAGCACCAGCATCTTGGAACAAACCGCGAGCATCAATGTAGGCACGGGAGTCAGCAGCAATAGCAGCAGGTCCACCGAAGGCATGGATGGCGTTAGGAAGAGCATCAATGGCATCAGTGTAGTTGAAAGGTTGAGCACCAAGGACCTTGAAAAGGAGGGCATCACATGTCAAGGAAGAGCAGTAATCAACGTTTTGGTCAGGTTGTACGACCCAGATAAGCTCCTTAACAGGGTGGTTGAAGTTCAACTTGATCTTGTTACTGGAAGAACCAACAGATTCATCACCAGTGAATTGAAGTTGGGTAATCAAGTACTCGTGAGGGTTTTGGGCCATTCTTCTGCGCTCATCAGTGTCCAAGAAGACGTAGTCAACATACAAAGAGGCAGCAACCAAAGATTGGTTGTAGGCAATAGTGGCAGGAACTGGGCGTCCAACGGTGTATTGGGCGGCAGAGCTGTTTTGCCAAGGTTGGTTTTGGCAGTTCAATGTGGTAACAGCCCACAAGCACTCATCAATAGGTCTGATATCAAGGTTAATCTTGACTTCGTGGTATTGAAGAGCAATCAAAGGAAGGGCAAGTCCAGGGTTGCAGCAGAACCAGAATTGAAGAGGAACATACAAAGTGGTTTCAGGAAGAGCGTTTCTTGGGGCACAAACTTGACGAGGAGCCAAGGAGTCACAAGGAGATTCAACATCAGAGAAAGAAGGATCAGTGATGAATGTAAGTTGAGTGGTGTTACCAATCATCTTGAAGTATCCACGTTGTTGTTCGGAGGTCATTGTCAATTGGTTCCAGATGTGCATCCAGTCACCATATTGACGATCAATTCTTTGACCTCCAATTTCGACTTCAACTTGAGCGATCAATTGCTCACCAGGGAAGTCCAACCAACGAGCATAAACACCGGTGTTTTGTCCGCTGGAGTAGTTTCCGAGACCCATAAGTTGGTTGATCTCAGGAAGAGTAACTTGTAAATAAGTGCGGTAAGCAAGATCTCCGTTTCTGGAGATCACACATTGGACACGACGTCCGAAATCGGCTTGACCGTTGAAAGTTTGTTCGATTGATTCGATGGCAAAGTTAGTATATCTGCGATAAGTAACTTTCCAGAAAGTAATTTGAGGATTACCTGTACATTTCCTCTACCTTATCTTTCGACAAGGATTAGACTATATCTTATGAAGAATTCAAATTTATGTTATCAATTTGAGAAGTTAATAAAAATTCTTCCGAAAACCATTTAGTCGTTGAACCTTCTTCTTTAAATTTTTCTAGTTTTTTAACAATATAATTTATTTGATTAGTGTCAATATTTTTTTTTGATGAATTGTAATTTATCGTAACTGGCATCATATTAGACCAATTCCAACACTTTAATTTTTCATCTTCATTCGTCAAATCATATTTACATACCGGTATAATATGGTCTATAGACCAGTATGTTCCATAATTATCCCAATTCATGTCTTCAGTGAAATTATACTCCAACCATTCTCTGAAATACTGAATATTACAACCTATGTAATTCATAGTAGATGTATTTTTTGTTAACACACACCGTAAACGAGCTGCTAACGATTTTTTTATTCTGTAATTCATATTTGTATTGCGTTGATTTCTACACCACTCCGTTTTTTGTTCTGTTAAAAATGATGGATAACATGTTAAACAAATTTTTTTTTTATAAAACTTCTTGAGTTTTGCGAAATTTTTTAATGGTTTTTTCTCATTACATTTTTCGCATTCAACAATAAAAGTTTCTGCCTTTGTTTTTCTTAAATTTTTTTTTCGTATTTTATCCATATCATTTAAACATTTTTTACATACATTAGAATATCTATTATTTTCATGGTATTTTCTGAAGTCATTGATCTGTTTAATATTTTCACATTTTACACATTTCTTTGTTGCTATTTCTTGTTCCATTAATATTAACAACACGTAATATTTATATTGTTTTAAAACTACAAATTTTTAATGAAGCTTGGATGCTCATTGCCCATTTCAATTAGTATTACTAATATCATCTTATTCATTGTCACTATACCCAAGGTTTTTCTCTTGGCCACACATTTCTCTCAAAATATGCTTAGTAGAATAAGCTTTAGGGGTTTCAAGCAGTTTGATTTTCTCACTAGGGTTATTCTATTCAAATAAATATTTGAATTCCCTAATTAACGTCCGTGGTTCTAAAGAATCCACAAAAGGGGTTTCTGAATATCTTATTTTTTCGATATTCCCTGACGTTTTTCTACCCTACAGGTTTTTAAGGTAAACATCTTGAGCACCGTAAGCGACGAGTTGCATTAATCCACCTCCCATTTTATAATATGGCTAAAGAAAAAAAATTTTTGGAAATTAAATTAATTAATTTTAATTAATTTTAAATTAATTAATTTTGTAAAATTTTTCTATAATTTTTATCTATGAAAAATTTTATTTAAGTCTAAATTACCATTCATAAATTTTAATAAATATGTATCTTCTAGTACCTCTTTTTTACCTTCATGATTTTTTGAGAATATATATGAATCGCCCCGCTTTTTTACAGACCAACCTTGCTCTATAGAATTAAAAAGTAGAAGCATTTTTTGGAATTTTATTGCGTCAATTTTTAAATCTTCATTTTCTAAATCCTTAAATGAGTCTAGATTGATTTTAAATTCCATTAAATTATTTGTATAAAAGTTTAATTGTCTTTAAACTTATTACCATTATCACTTGAAATAAGTAATAAAATAATTTATAAGATTGTTATAACATTTTTATTACTAAATAAATAAAATTACTATTAAAATTAGTATTAAAAATAAATAAATAATTTCTCTATATTACAAATTAAATAAATATCCATTTAAATATTAAAAGGGGTATGCCATCTTTTAAACCAAAATCAAATAAAAAGATAAAATTCAACAAAAAATCAGCGATTACGCTTGATATAAAGCATAAGGAATTTTTAAATGAATTTTCAAAAGATGAAAATACAATATTAGATCATAAAATTGAAATAGCAGAGTTAAATAAAAAGCTTCTTGAAAATGGAGACAACTTAAACATTGAAGAAAAATTGGAAATAAATGACCGTATAAGTGAATTAAAGGAAAATATAAAAGAGAGAAAACACAAAAAGAAAGATTATTTGCTTGACAATTCGAAATATATATTTGAATATTTTGAAAATAAAAAAAATATTTCAAGTGGTGTCAAATCACAAACAGTTACAAATAAATCAAAAGCCGTTAATGATTTTTTTAAAATAAAAGATGATATTGATAATGAAGTCAACTTAATACAAAAAGATAATAATAATATTGTTTTAAAATATTTGAGTAATGTTAGTGATGATTTTTTGGACATTAATAATTTTGTTTATCAAACCGATATATGTCAAGTTTGTCATAAGGGAGAGTTAATACCTCTTGAAGAAGATGGTATCATGATTTGTAATATGTGTTCGAGAAGTATTCCTTATCTCATTGAAAATGAAAAGCCATCTTATAAAGAACCTCCAAAGGAAGTTTGTTTTTATGCTTATAAACGTATTAATCATTTCAAAGAAATTCTAGCACAATTTCAAGGTAAAGAAACAACTCAAATACCTTCTGATGTTATTGAAAATATAAAGTTACAAATCAAAAAGGAGAGAATTTCAATAGACCAAATTACTAATGTGAAAACGAAAGAAATACTTAAGAAATTAGGATATAATAAATATTACGAACATATACCATTTATTAAAGATAAATTAGGAATTAAACCACCTATTATGTCACCCGAACTTGAAGATACTCTTTGTAATTTATTTATCGAATTACAATCACCTTATTCAAAATTTTGTCCGGATGATCGTGTTAATTTTTTAAACTATTATTATACGGCATATAAGTTATGTGAACTATTAGGGGAAACTCAATATTTGGAGCATTTTCCAATGTTAAAGGACCCTGAAAAACGTATGGAACAAGATGTTATTTGGAAAAAAATTTGCGTTGAATTAAATTGGGAATTTATACCAACTGTTTAGTATTTATGATTTATATGATAAATTAAATCATAAATTAGTTTTGTCTAATCATTTTATCTAATTTGCTTTATAAGGAAAGAGTTTCAACATGTTGGTATTATAAATAGAATTATTTGGGTCATAACTATTAGCTCCTACTCCATTGCCAAAACACATACCTCCGCCACGGTATTTACGTGTTTTTCTTCCTTTTCCGCGTCTTTTTTTTGAACTTCTTCTACGTTTTTTACCACCAAAAGAATTATCTCTTGTTGTATTTCCACTCATATTACTTATATTTAATTCATCTGGATCCATTGTATTCATTGTATCTTGAGAATCAAAAGAAATACCTGTCATTTGAGAAGCATCTTGACTTGTATTTCCACTCATATTACTTGTATTTAATTCATCTAGATTCATTGAGCCAAACGACTCATCCATATCACCCATATCTATAAAATGTTGATCATTTGGATTTTGAGGAATTGGTTCATATATATCTTCATCATGTTCATTAGGTCCATTAGGTCCATTAGGCAAACCGCCTTTCATTGTTCTACGACGAGGATGATGCTTCTTTTCCCTTCTACGTTTTGTATGTCTTTTTGCCATAATATATTATTAGATTATAATTCTATCTTATTCCTTTTTCTATCATAAATCCATAAATCATATTTATATCCTAAACTTTCCGCGGATTCCTTTTTTTCTAATACATAATTTTTTGGTTGGTTAGTCCAATTTGATTTAACTTCAATACATCTATTTTGCGATTTAATATAAATATCAACATAATATCTATGTCGTTCATTATTTTCATCATAATACCATATTTCTGGAACACGATTTCTTTCAGTAATAATATCGTCTTCGCTTATTTTTTCTTCAAATAACAGTTCGTCTAATGCGAAATTTTCATAACCTTGATATATTATTGATTTTCCTGAAGGTAACGTATATTCTTTTCTTTGATAAGAGTTATTTAACATTTTTTCTGCTATTTCAGCATTTTGTGAATGATGTGGAACACCATATTTTTCCATATTAGTTTTAACTACTTTTTCTCTAAAATCTTTACATTGTAAATAATGTTTTACACCATATTTATTAAGATTTGTTTCGTAATTTTTATTTTTAATTTCTTTATTTTGTTGTGGATTTTCACAACCATATTTTTGTAAATTTGTTTTTTTAATTTGATTTCTTATTTCTGGAGATTGTAAAACATATTCCGTTCCATATTTTTCAATACTTTTATCACGTTTTTGTTGTTTTATC